TCAGGGGAAGGTGAACGCCGCCCGGAACATCATTGAGACAAAACAGATCCAGCAAACGCCATCCGGACAGGTAAGGGTCTGGGATAAAGATATCCAGGAGCTACGGATTATCCCGGCCTCTCAATTCGATAAAGCCCTCCATGAGATCAGAGAGGTGATCACAGCATGAACATAAGAACAGAACGGGCCGCCGTGTCTGCCAGGATCGCACGGCCCGAACACCACAACACGAACTTTGACGAAGAAGGTGAAGGGTATTGAGAACTGAGGATTGTGAACTTAAAATAGATGCCGCTGCAGCTGCGTGCGGCTTGGAGGATAGTACAGTTAAAGAAGTAAAAAGAGCCGCATCTTATAGGAAATCATTAAAGGAGCGATTTCCAGAGGCCGAAAACGATTTATCGTTTTTGCCGTCACAAACGGTGTTAGAACTGGGAAAGAAGGAGAATAAAGCGTTTTTGCCAGAAGTGATCCCTGCCCTTAAACAGAAGGCCGCAGAAGGCAAACGCCCAACAAAGAGGGACATAAAACAGATTATCCAGAAGATCAAGCATGAAGATAAACCAGAAGGAAAACCGCTACCTAATGGAAAATATAATGTGATTCTTGCCGATCCTCCGTGGAGGTATGAGTTCTCGGAAACCATGTCACGAGAGATCGAGAATAATTATCCCACTATGGATCTTGAGGCGATCAAACAACTCGCGATCCCAAGTGAGGATAATGCAGTCCTCTTAATGTGGGTGACAGCCCCAAAACTTGAAGAAGGCCTCCAGGTTCTAAACTCGTGGGGGTTCACTTACCGCACCTGCGCCGTCTGGGACAAAGAACGCATAGGTATGGGGTACTGGTTCAGAATACAGCACGAATTATTACTAGTTGGATTAAAGGGGTCATATCCTGCCCCTCAACCAGAGAATAGGCTATCCTCCGTTATTAAATCCCCAAGAGGGAGCCACAGCCAGAAGCCCGTTATTGTTTACGAAATGATCGAGAGGATGTTCCCTGAAGGCAAATACTTAGAGTTATTTGCTAGGAGCAACCGGGAGGGATGGACCTCGTGGGGGAATGAGGTATGATTCATTCCTTTACCGCGAACCTGGCGGCATCACAAACAAAAGAGGGGGCTTTAGATAAAATCTACAAAGCGTATTTCAAGAACGTCTCTGGGGTCAACCGGATACGGCGAGTGGATGACATGGGTCAACAGCGGGCCGGGATTGATTCCATTATCACGCTAAATAGTGGGGTAACACTTAAGACGCAGGAAAAATGGAGGTTCAGGCCATTTACAAATGATTTCCTGATCGAATACTGTTCAGTGTACCAAAACGGAGAATGCAAATCTCCAGGTTGGATCTACTCAATAGATGCGGATTATATCTTCACAGTTTATGAACCGTCGGAACTGGTGAAGGTTTACCCTGTAATCCAACTCAAGATCGCATGGAGTAACAAAAAGAACGAGTGGTTTGAATCATGTAGGCACATCAACGCATACAATGATACCTATGTGACAAAGAGCGTGATAGTGCCCACCTCTACCCTAGAAGATGAACTACTAAAAACAATGCGGTTCGATTTCCAGCAGGAACTAAACTGGGTGACAGCATGACCATAACAAAGTTATCCGACGAGATCAACCAGCTTGCGGATCGGATTCCTGCTGGTGACCGGTTCAGGACATGTGATATCTGCCACCGGCTAAAACCACGGCGGAACGGCATCCAGTTAGTACAGGTAGGTGTCTACCTGGCACGGAGAGACGATCTAAGATTAATCACTAAAGGGGTATGGGAGAAGGTGAGGGAATGAACGAAGAAATGAACCCTCACTCAAAACCTGTGATGCGTATGGTAATCTGTCCACTTAATGGATGGCATCCCCTATCAGCGTGTAATATATGCGAACACCATCTAGGTATCCATACCAACGTAGACACATTGGAGTCAGAGGTTTCCTGTGGGTATATTGCGGCAAACGTCTGCGAAGGAGAATAAATGAACCGGATTGAGATTATAGAAGGAAGAAATACCCTCATCTGTGGTGAATGCGACGAGGGGATGGCACGGATGCGGTCCGGGTCGGTGGATGTCATCTTCACCGATCCCCCTTACCTTGCGGACCTCTACACCGAGGCCTACCAGGTCCTCGCCCGGCATGCCGGCCGGCTGCTGGTCCCCGGAGGCTACCTTGTCACCTACTGCCCGCAGTTCCATCTCCCGGTCATCCTCCGGATCCTGGACGGGAGTGGTCTTGCCTACTTCTGGCTCTGTGCCCAGCTGAACAGCGGAGCGAAGACCATCGTCTGGTCCCGGAATGCGATGTGCGGGTGGAAACCGGTAGTGATCTATCAGAAGCCACCGGTCTCTGCACCGGACCAAATCTTCATTGATGTGCTCCGGGGTGTGAGGGCGAAGGCCTTCCATCCCTGGCAGCAGTCGATCCATGAGACCCTGCACCTTCTCTCCCGGCTGGCAGCACCCGGGGCCCTGGTCCTTGACCCTTTCGCTGGGACCGGGACGAACCTGGTCGCTGCTCAGCTCCTCGGGATGAACTACCACGGTTTTGAGATTGACCCGGCGACCTGCCGGATCGCCCAGGACCGTCTCACACAACGGCCGCTCGATTTGGCCACCTTTTCAGAGGCTACACCATGATAGCATACTTGAGATTCGATACATTCGAAATCTACCAGAACTACGACGAACTGAAAGACGCCCTGGCCAATGGGGATCTTGGCTCACATGACCTGAAGATGGATGTTGCGGAGGGAGCGCAATGAACGAGGTGGTGGTGATGCAGTTGCCGAATACCTTGAGGCAAGCATTAGATTCAGAGATAATATGGCGAGGAGAAAATGATCATCAATGATCAAGGGATCCCGATAGCGAAGAGCAGGTATTATCATACCCCTAGCGTCCGGGATAGACTGAATGATGCGAGACGGGCAGAGATGGAACCTGATCATGCGGGGCTCTGTGTGCTGGACACAGGCCTGATAGAACAGGCAACCCAAGAGATCGCGGAGTTAGGTGAGGCTGTCAGGAAGGCTGACCGGCTCACCCGGGACAGGTTAGATGAGGAATGGAAGAGCTACCAAGGGGCGTTAGACGATCTGCTCTGGGAACGCCTGGAACGGGTTACTATGGCGGCGTTTGATTCGGCCAGCTGCAACATAACTATGGATATGCCGAACATGACGGAGGATGAGAAGATCGCGTTTAACAAGATCCTTGATGCGTTACGGGTAGCTTACAAGGGGGTGACGGCATGACCGAGAACATCTATTCTGCGCAAAAGGTGGGGTCGAGTGAATGACATTACACACCTCTCCCTTTTCACCGGGATCGGAGGTATTGACATTGCAGCAGAGTGGGCTGGATTCCGAACTATCGGGCAGGTCGAACAAAATAAATATGCCTTGCGTATCCTGCGAAACCGGTATTATACTACCCCCAGCGTCCGGGATAGACTGAACGAGGTGAGGGAATGAAAGGATGGGATAGCAGAAGGGTAATAGGAGATGTTCGGCGTCGATATTCGGAATGGGATACCCGATCTATGAGAAATCCTACAGGTAGAAACCTATACGCGGCATTCTACAATGGTTGGTTAGAGGGGCGTCTTGATATGCTCGGGCAAATAGAGGAAGAGATTGCGGAGAACGGTAAAGAGGTGAGGTAATGACAACGCTCTCCACTAATTGGTTTGGCCTCGAACCTGTTTCGATTGATGCAGAACCTACAAAAGTATGTAGTCGTTGCGGGATCAGGAAGCCAGTATCCGAATATCATCACAACCGATGGAGAAAGCACGGATATATGGGTGAATGTAAATCCTGCGTTAGTAGTAGGGCACAGAATTACTATAACTCAAACGGGAACATGAAATCACGACTACGTATGATGAAACGACGTGACCCGGATATGACACTGACTGAAGAAGAGATCAACGGAATGTGGCAGGAACAAGAGGGTAAGTGCTATTATTCTGGTCTTGATATGACCCTGGACCCCGGGCACAAGGAAACGTGGTCCGTTGATAGGGTTGATCCCTCTAAAGGATACAATCTCGAAAACTGTGTCTTGTGTTGTCGTGCCGTGAATATGATGAAACAGGACTTTGAGTTACCAGAGTTTCGTCGGTACATTGCCGCGATATATGAGCGTAATTCTGCGAAGGAGGGAGAATAAATGGTGCGAAAACCATCATATCAAGAACTGTATGATCTTGCCATCTTCGCCCAGATACTCCAACCCCACGCATTATCTGTAATTAAAAAAGAGGGATTCGTTTTTGATGGGTCGGGAGGTAAATGGGAAAGGTTAGCGTTCAGCTTCTACACGGATCTTTGCGAACTGGAGAGCAAAGCAAGGAGTTTGTTCAAGGAGGAAGAATGACCGGCGCCCATATTGATCCCCACCATGCCGGGCAGTATAAGCATCTCAAGGATGCCGAGGGATACGCAGCCCGGCTGCGTGAGATTGGGGACCGGGTAGAGATCCGGGAAGTAACGATGTATGATGTAATTGTAACAGGAAGGTGTAAGAAATGAACGACGATATTCAGAGAGCGTACTATCTGGATGCCGAACAGGAGATCCGGGCAGTCGCTATAGAGATTGCGATGATGACACAGACGGATATGATCTGTGCATTTATCAAAAGTGGGGGGAAGATTAACTCGATTATGCCGACATTTGAGATTGCCGACAGGATCGCGGAATACATCAGAACAGGGGAGCGTCACCCGGAGGGATTGATACAATGACGAAATGGATTTACAGGGATATACCCCTACAAAACAATGATTTTTGTCAGGGTATAGCCTATCAAATAAATGTCAGGAATCATGTATAATACGCAGGAAGACAAACAAATATTATATTCTCGTGGGGGCAGTTTTTTGGATATTATAGACGGCAGGAAATACAAATGCCGGCGGTGCTGGGTGATTATATCCAGCGAGCAGTTAGAGGACGGGAAGTGTCCCGTCTGTGGCACCGATAAGGACCTTGTGTTGATGTGCGAACTGGATCATGCCTGCACCTGTATCACTGAAGTCAATGTCGGGTTGGTATACTGTCCGGACTGCGGGGAGGCTGTATGCCCCGGCTGCGGGTCGCATGATGTCGCGCAGATCAGCAGGGTTACGGGATATCTACAAGAGGTTTCCGGGTATAATCGGGCGAAACAGCAGGAGGTGAAAGACCGGACAAGATATAACGCACTTACCGGCGCAATCTCACATTAATTCCTT